CTCTACTATTATATATAATACTTTTTAGTTAAATGTCAACCGTTTTTTGAAAAAAAATTAGCCACCAGGCACAAATTCTTTTGGTTTATACCAAACCTTTTGGTCGTGTAGTCTGCCAAGGAGTTCCTGTATCTCGCGCATTTCTTCTTTTAACTTTTCTGATGTCTCACCATTAGCAATCGCCATTCCTCTACGGCCTGCTTTTGCTCGAAGTGCTTGTTCAATAATTTCTATATCTCTAACACCAAGTTTAAAGTTTTTGTTCGGTTTCATATTATTTTTTCTCTGAAACGAATGAATACATTTCTTTGGCTTTTTCCATCAAATCTTGCATTGAGTACATTTCAGCAACCTTCTGAAACTCTTCCATGTGCATCTTACCTTCGTCTATCATTTTTTCAGCGAAAGAAATATTCATATGGTACTGTTGATCCATATATTCTTTGGCGAGTTGTAGCATTTCTGCACGGATTTCAAATGGGTTTTTATTTGACATCGTTAAGGCCTTTCATATCACTAGCGAGTTTCTCAACGGCTGTGTCCATAGCCTTGAGTTGATCTTTATAAAAATTAAATGTATAGGAATTTACTGCTTTGCTAAAAGTATTCCAACCGGCCACTTTTAGATCGACCATTTCTTCAAAAAAAGTTTTGTTATGGTCCATAAGTTGTTTATATGAATAAATCATTATTGATTCTCCTGTGTTGTGTGTTTTTGTTTTAGTCGTTTTGAACGTAATGAAAAGATTTTTCAATACATCCTGAGGCAATTACATCTCCGCTTTGAAGAACCGCAACTGCATCGGTCGTAGTAACCATGGCAATTTCCAAATGAGTATCATCACCAGGTTCAATTACTTGAATACCATTTATAAGATTTAAACCTCTTTTAAGGCTTGTATTAAAGTTATTATATAATTTAACGATATAACCTTCAGGTACATCAAATGTTAAACCAGTAGGAATAAGAAACCGCTGTGCTGGATATATCTGAATACCAGGAGCATTTCTAAATTTTTTCACTGGTATTTTTGTTTCTTTATTTAAAGAATTATAACAAGAGAGGCGTTCGCCTTCATCTAAGCATGCTTTAATATCAAAAAATACAGAACCTTCTGTAGGTATAGTTGGTTCCTGCGCTTGCGCTTTTACCTTTTTTATAATCATAATCTAAAATCCTCAATTTATTTCTTTTTTCCTATATTGTATTTTGGCTCGAGACGCCAGTTATCTTTATCTTTATGTGATAAGATTTTTATCTGACTTAACGGCGCGACAGGATCCTCGCATTTAGATGCATCAACTGTTGATAACAAACCCCATTCTTCAAGTAAGTTAATAATAGTATTACGTCTTGCCCTATCCTCGTCGGTAAATGTGTTTTCCTTTCCATCTAAAATAAAAAGTTCTTTAAAGTGTAATATTGCATAGTTACCTTGCTTGTGCAAAATGTGGCAAGATTGGTATATCTTTTTTTCTTTTTTAGACGCTATACCAATACGCGTTAAAGTTTCTTTTATCTTCAGAAAGTTATCAGGATTAGGCAGTTTTATTTCAACCCCGACTCCTCGGAATAAGTCTTTCTCCATAATGATTTCACCTTTATAGTTATTATTATTGCGGTGATGTTCATGAGACCATCCGAGTATTTATAATTAACCGCCTTTCTCTAGTTTATTATGAATAGATTTTAGATCTTCCTTTGAAAGAGTTTTCATATATTGTTTTGCGACTGTCCGATTTACAGAATATACCTCCTGAATAGCATCAAGGTCTTTATTCTTTTCGGCTTTGTGCCATTTTGAAAAACGATTACGCGGGCGAAGGGTTCCTAAATAATAACGATATTGTGCATCATTAAATAAATGTGCGCGCATATTCATTTCATTTGCATGGAGTATACTATCTTCAAAATAAGAAAAGCCACGGTTTACAATATATGGTGTGTATTGTTTTTCCGTTTGATCTGGATAATCAGAATCTTTAATTAGATCTTTTTTGCTTTGGGATGCTGACTTAATAAAATCAAATGGATTAAGGTCCTTTACCATATAGCTCCTCCTTTATGTCTGCCATTTCGTCAAAGATCTTTGAACATTCTCCACACATCTTAGCGGTATGTACACCGTCTGCTGAGGAATATTGCAAAGTAAAAGTGTTTTCTTCGCTCAGTTCAACCTTACAAAAGAAACATTCTTTGTTTTTCTTTTTAAATAGCTTCATTTATATGAGGCTTCCATCATCACTTCTGTTAGAAACGCAATCATATTAATCTCAGGATCGGCCACAAAGTTTGACTTGTACATATAGTCTGCAAGCGTAACAATAAATCCAGGCAGACTTTTTAACTCAACCTTTTCGGTTGCCATGTCATATACAGCACGAAACATTTCAGTAGTATCTTGATCACTATTATCAGCACACCACTTTCTCATGCCTGTAAAGTTTTTCGTTTTCAGCATTTGAAATAAAGCTTCAATAGATTCTTGTTTTAGATTTACAAAGATACCTTCGTCAATATTACCAGACGCGGCATAAGATTGAAGTTCGGTTAATACACGGCGGAAGTCAGGGAAGTGTCTTTCAATAACTTTTGCGACTACCTTTTTGTCGTGGCTTACGTTTTCAATTTCAAGGATTTGCAAAACTCTTTTAAAGAATTGAGCCGCCATCTTTGGCCGGTCTGTTTTTTCAATTGTAAAATCAACTTCAGATAACCGAGACCGAAGTGGTTCAATAACTCTGTTTTTGAAATTACACGTAAAAATAAATCCACAATTTTTAGAATATTCTTCAATAAAATTACGAAGTGCTGGTTGAACATTTGCTGCGTTAAGGTAATCTGCTTCGTCAAGGATTACATATTTACGACCACCTGTAAAAGATACAGATGATGCAAACGTAGAGATTTCATAACGAAGTGTATCAAGGTTTACGTTTAAGGAACCATTTTTTACAACATAGTCACAACCGAGTTCTTCGAGCATTGCTTTAGCAACAGTTGTTTTGCCCATACCTGGGCCACCTGTTAATAAAAGGTTTGGTATAGAACCATCCGATACAAATCTTTTAAAGACATCTTTTGTCTTTTGTGGTAAGATTGTATCCTCAATAGTCTTTGGTCTATACCGTTCTACCCAAAGTACTTCTTCAGTTTTTGCGTCAAGCGCCATACTATAAACTCCTGTGTTGTGTGTTTAAATGCCACCGATTAATCGGAAGCATTATCAGTGTCTGCAGGCTTATCTGTCGGTGTGTTTTCTTCAACAAACTTAGCAAGTTTATCTCTTACAGTACCAACAGCGGTCAGTTCATTACCTTCAATAGCGCCACGCTTGACACAAATATCAAGAATGGCGATCGCATTTGCAACATCTTTAACGTCAATGTTTGCCATGATTATCCTTTCACATATGTTGATTTTGTATCAACTCCAACGAAGTAAGATACGTCAGCGCCTTTGAATAGCGAGATGCCTTTTGCGCAAAGTGTTACTTCATAATCTTGTGGTAACAATTTAAGATTATCGTTCTTGATGATAATAGTAAATGTATCAGATGTTTCACCGATTTCAACGCCGAACGTATCAGACGATGGGTTTTTGTTATCAACTGCGCGAAGGAAACATTTTCCATCTTCACCAACAAACGCGATTTCTTCAAAGTGAAGAACACCTGACGCTTTCATTACTGATTGTAAGTCATCCCATTCAACGTTTACTTTTACGTCTTCAGTTGGAATTGAGATTTCCTTTTCAGGCGCGGCGTGTACCATAGAGATATCAGCGTATACGTATTTTGTTTTACGCTTACCTTCTGAAATTGTAAAATGCCTTTCATGGAACTCAACATCAGGGTCTGTATACAAGCTCAGGATAGATAAGAAGCGTGATACATCATAGATGATTGCTTCAGAAGGAAACTCATTATCTAAATTGGCAATAGCAATCAGAGTTTTTTCAGGTGTGATAGTTCTCAAAGTATTGCCTGGTTTTATCACAATTGATTTGTTAATCGCGGCAAAGCTTTTGAGGACTGTTAAAGTGCGTTCAGAAAATTTCATTATATAAGGCTCCATTGTTTATTTCGGATAATTTTAATTATATCACATATTTCGTAAATGTCAATCATTAAGGTCTAAATGCTTTCTTTTTTTTCTTGTAGGTTTTAGAATTTGATTCTTTTGATGCGGTAGGAGATGCGCCAATCGCAGCTATAGCTCCCATAGATCCTCTAAATATATAATTACCTACATGTTGTAGCTCCATCCATGGACACATGTGTATCTTAATGCCAATTTTTCTAGCATTACGGCAAAAGAAATAATCTTCTGACAAGTATCTCCTTGAGTCAGGATCAATTTCACAATCAAAGAAAGCCGTGATTTCATGAGATCCGTCAAAAGATTCTGACCTTGTATGATCTGGTTTATATTTGAGTTCAGGATACGCTTCTGCATATTTTGTGAATGTTTCCCTTGGTATCATCATAAATCCTGTACCTGCTTCACTTACTTCTACAGGTTCATCAATACGAAACGATTTTTGTCCTTTTANAGGATTGAATACATAATCACCAGTATAGAAGTTAAGGTCAAACGGATTTTCATCAGCTTTACCTAATTCAACAGCGGTCTTTACTTTTTCCCACGAGATAGTCTTTTTTGGATAAGGACCAGTCATAACTTCATATTGGTCAGGGTGCATTGTTTGAATACCGAGCAACGAAAGAACGTCGTTTGGTCTAAATCCAATATCAGCATCAACAAACATAAGATGTGTACAATCAGAACGGAGAAATTCGTCAACGACATAGTTTCTTGCTCTTTGTACTAAACTTTCGTTAAATAGATAATATACTCTTAGCTCTATACCATACTGTGCACAGAGTGTTGACAGATCATTTGTTGCTTTACAAAATAAACCTGCGCATTGTCCGCCGTACATTGGCGCTCCAAGAAAGATTTTGTATTGTCTTAGATGTTCTGCCGTTATTTTAAGTTCCATATTAATTCCTTTATAAAATATCTAAATCGTTTTCAGCACGATGTATTTGTTGAAAACGAAGTACGTCAGCTAAAACATCCCAAGAACTGTCGTGCTTCTTAAATACTATATCCCACTTTTCTTCATTTGTCAATGGCGGAAACCCATTTATTTTTGGAAAGTTTAGTTTCGCGTCAATATAAGTACGTGTATCTCGTACTCTCCAATATTTAAGGTATTCCTCAAGATGAAGTATTTTGCCTTCGGCATCAAAAATACGTGAGAGGATGATTGGATCAAATGTGTTAGAACGACTCCACCAATAATCTATCTTAGGAGACTCAACCAAAAATTCATGGAACTGTTTTACAAATTCTTTAACCGTAAGATCGGATTTCTTAGGAGATATATTAGAACGAACATCAGCATCCTGTTCCTCCCAAAAGGCAAGAGTTGATCTGTCAACCTCCCACCCATAGTTCTTTACTTGATCTGTTACAGATAACTTAAATTTTCGAGTTAGACCAATACTATCTAAACCATACGGATTTGAAGACAGCATTCTATCCATATCAAATATCATAACAGAACAATCAATTACTGCACATTTTTGTGCATCCTTGCCCATAGTTTCAAAGTCAATTACTAAATGTTTGCTCATGCAAAAAATTCCTCAAGTGTTGCTCGATTTACTGTACCGCGAGGATCGTTCTCAACAGTCTCTTTGTGATTGTTTTGTCTAAAGAAATTAGTATCAGACAATGGTAGTTTGTTTTCAATAAATTTCATAATTTCAGAATGAATATCACGAGATGTTGGTACAGGCACATTTTGAGCAATATGATTAACTTTAGGTAATCCGCCAACAAGTTCAAAGTCGTGTGGGAAACCCATCATATGTAAACATTCACGAATAGTTAAAGATCTATCAAGAGTAGGGTGGACAGAGTCAACCATATTACGACCAATAACCGCATTCATATATTCTCCAAAAACGTGTACTGATCCGTCCCAAATACCTTTACCCATACTAAACTTTTTGATAGCATGATCTGATAACTTAATACCCTTTTCATCACCAATTTCTTTAAACCATTGATTTGCTTCGGGTAATAAACCATTTTTATTTACATAATTGAAGGTTGACTTGACGTTAGCTTCCATACAAAGCTCACGGGGATCACGGTTACTTTTCATTTTGATAAACCGCCAATAAGGTTCAGTAGCTACGCCCTCATTCACAATAAGGTCTTGTTGCAGCGCATCAGGAGGTACTCTATTTAAATGCTCAAGAAATGTTTCCCGCCCACGCTTATACCAATTCATAACTGGTGCTGTTTCTGATTTCCATCCAATCGCAAAGGTACGGTCTCGTGCTTGAGGTAAACCGTGATACTTAGTTGATGTTTTATATAATGTTAAACTATAACCTCTTTCAGCACAAATGTCAAATAGATTATGTGCTACCCCACGACCTTTATTTGTATAAAGTGCAGGTGCATTTTCAACTACAACAGCCTTTGCTTCAAACTTATCAATACCGTCTTTAAAGACTTCATACATATATTCATTCTTTGCACACCCAGATCCTTTTACTTCCTCGGATTTTCCTGTATTCAATTGAGATAATGCAGCACAAGGAGGAGTACCTGATATTACATCAACTTTGTGTTTTGGCATTGGGTTTGCTTCATTGAGTACAATATATTCAAGTCCTCGTTTCTTGACGCTATTTTGATAGTTTACATAATGAGAATCATTTGCTTCAAAACCGTCGTAAGAATATACTGCTACAGGAGGTTTGCCAAAGGCTTTTTCAGCACCTAACATTTGTCCACCAATGAGTGGGACAAGTGGTGCCCAAGTTAAATTTGTCATAGTTTGCTCCATATTATAATTCCAAACCGGCGTAATCTTTTACATATTTTTTTACTTGTTTATGCAAGAAATTGCCATTAAATAGATCGTCTTTATCAAAATATTTCCAAAGAACTGCGAGGATCTTGTCTCGTTCATCAGGATTTGCCTCAAGATAATCTATCTTTTCCCACATATCCTCAGGGCTATTTATACGTAAAATATCAGGAACATTAAGGATTTCCTCTGTATCATATCCTGGGTGAAAGAATGGAATGATACCATATAGAATCATTTTCCAAAACTTTTGAGTTACAAAGTTTCCTGTTGGCTGGTGTGGTGGAGGAATAATTGTATACTTTGTTCTAAAGAACTCATCCTCAACTTCAGCTATACGTTTTTCTTCAAACATATCAGGGTATTCATTTGTAAATTCTTCAGCCCATTTACCGTATACTTTAACGTCAGTACGACCTTTATCAATAAACCAATCACGAATAAACTTATCTCGAGATTGACCGCCATTCAGTCCAATTGTAAACAGGATATCTTTATTAATTTTACGCCAATCTGTTTTCTTTTCATCAAGCATAAAGATTGTTTCAATACCTGCATATGAATGGTGTTCATATACTTCAATAGGATTAAGTGAGTCCTCATAAGAAGGAATGCGTTTTGTTTTAAATTTACCTTCGGTTTGACTCATTACAACTTTTGGCTCATTCAGCATATCACGGGCAATAGACGGAACGTATTTAGGATCACCACACAAACCAATCCAAGGAATTTGTGTTTCATTTAACGTATTCATAATAGGACCATAATAAAGCACAAACATATCAAGAGACTTTGCAATGCCTGTACCGTCGAGACGCATAATACCTTTATCAGGTATACCTACGTTTGGCATTGGTCCATAATAAATCAATCCTAAATCAAACTTAAGACCGAGGCGTTGTATTTTTTCCCATAGCCAATTATGCGGTAATGCTTCAATACGCCTATCCCAATCTTCAAACAAGTCAATAATGTTTGATGGAACCGGCTCCTGTTCTTCTTCTCCAAAGAATGAACTAAGAGTTGCATTGCTTTCTTTTTTACGAACACGCTGTAAATCAGAACGCCCAATCAAATAGAACTTATGTTCAGGATGGCGTTTGGCCAGTTCAGTATACATCATAGGTGCTTCTTCATCACCATTTGTCATGCTACGTTTTTCTTTATCAAAATATATTGAACGGCCAATCTTACCAATTACAATATTCATTTTCACTCCCCCACTTATACAATAATTGCTTGCCAAGGTAATATAAGTACATAGAATAAGGGTACTCATGCAAAGCTGCAATATTTAAATAAATTAATGCTGTTAGGATCTTTGTTCTTTCAACGCAAAATCCATTACTATTTAGCCATTTGTAATACTCTTGCTCAACGTCAACAAGAGTAGAAGGCCGAAGAATATCAATAGTAATATCACCAGAGTCATCATAGGTAACTGTAAAATGATCGTTGTGAACCATAGAATGTGATACAATCAGACCGTGATTGAACTTAGCGAAATCATAATAAGCATCACCTATTTTATAGTTACCTTTACCAAAGTTTTGTCTCCAATCAATAAGGATAGGATCGTTATCATCATTAATCAAAATATTCTCATTGTGAAAATCACCATGAAATGCTGTTGCGTAAGGATCTTCGCAAAGTTTAGACCAATTAATATTATTGAGTAGCTCATCACAAGTTGGAATTGTCATACCATTTACTGTTGTAACTTTATCCATTACTTCGTACTTTGTATGAAATAGGTCAACTCGTTCTTTTGTTTTCTTTTCGTAAAAATCATAACAAGAGGCAATTAATTCTTCTGTTGCTTCGGTGAGATTTGGTTGCCACATTTTTTCATTGATTGAATCAAGAACATGGTGCATCATACTTTCGTTAATCTTTTTGCTTAAGATATCGCCATAGACCATTTTATAAACATACAAGTTTTTATCATATGATACAACTTTTGGAAACAGATCTTTGTGTAATACATTTAGTCTTTGGATCCTATCAGCAATAAATGCTTCATCAACTGAGAATTTAATTACATCATCGCCATTAAACCAAATTGCTTCATTTTCTTTTTCAAGAATATTAAAACGATTATCATCAAGTTTTTCACGGGTTTGTTGTAGCGAGTCCATATTACCAATATCACACCATGACTCAAATTCATATGCTGTGATATTTTTTAAAGCTTGGATACCATAAGACTCACCCATTTTAATAGCCTGTGGATCATCCATTGTATCCCAAAAAGTTTCGTAATCACGAATACCTGCAAGACCTATATAAGTATGGTTTGCGTTATCAACACCTTTTGGATTAATTGAATGAACTTTTTTATTTGTAATATTTAAAGTACGATATTGCGAATTGTCACGACCGGTGTTTGCCCAGCCCATCCAATTGCCATGTTTCGTAGGATCAAGATTACAGTCATCATATGGAATTACTGTATCATTTGGTACAAAAATAAATGGACATTGTAAAACGTGTCTTGCACAATTTAAAGAACGACCTAGGCCAGACTCAGGTCCATCCCATACATCAACTTCAATAAATGTTATATTTTTATTTGGATAGAAAGCTTTAATAACTTGCTTTGTATAATCTCCTTTATATCCAAGGAGAATAACGATTTCTTCTGCATCGGGAAAATTGTCAATCACATGTGTAATTGCTGGCTTGTTGTTAATTGTAACGAGAGCCTTGTTCATAAATTTAGTATACGGACCAATTCTTGATCCTATACCTGCCGATGGGATAACTACTTTATACATTCATCAATTCCTTAATCTTCATACTATTATTATAAACCGAGTTGTTAGTTTTGTAAATAGTTGATGTGCCACCAACAAAGAAATTTGCACCAGCATCTATTAAATTAGGAATAGTATCCCAACCCACACCGCCGTCAATTTGAACAGTAATTGGTTTATAAATGCGATCAAGCAGCTCAGGAATTTTATCATAAAGAACTTCAGGTTTTGAGGTTTGTTTTAATACACCAGGATGAATACCCATAAAGCAAACAAAGTCAAGATCGAGATGATTAATACAATTGACTGTAGTGTCAATTGGTGACATTAGGTTCAATGCAATACCTGCCTGTTTACCTTGACCACGGATCTTATCAATAATACGAGCGGCGTTCTTTTCGTTACCGTCAATATGAAAAGTAAATGTTGTGATTGCATCAATATCTGCGAATTGGTCAATTGCAAACTCAGCATCTTCAACCATCAAGTGGCAATCCTGTTTCATGTCAGGAAAACAATCCGAAAGGAAACGACTGATCTCAGGATAGATGCCATAACGAGGAACGTAGTGTCCATCCATAATATCCATATGCAAATAACGGTGGCCCAAATCATATAGTTCTCTGGCATCACGTTCAATGTTTAATGGGTCCATACAAACAACAGACGCGCAAAAGGTGGGTTCTAAAATCATATCTTACTCCAAAATTGAATGGTTATGTGTAATCTCACTACGATCTAAATCTAATTCAGTTACAACTTGTTCCGCAACATAATCAAGCATAAGCATTGTATACTGCTCATAAATTGATTTCATTAATTGGTGTGATTTCATTTTAGGAATTATTACTAACTGATCTGATAATTTAGCAATCGTTGATTCTGTGTCTGTAGTGATTGTGATTATATATGAATTTGCAGCCCTTGCCTGTTGCGCATATAAAATATTTGTTGGTGTTTCGCCTGAGCTGCTGTTAATAATTACAACAGTATATCGATCAATACGTGGGAGTGTTGTGTCACCAATAAAGTAAGCTTCATAACCAACGTGTGATAATCTCATAATATGAGAACGTAAGGAATAACCCATACGACCTGCACCAATACCAACGATTTTATAACTTCTGTTATATGCGTCTTTTAATTCTTTAACCATGTCTGAAACACCTGTTGTGTTCATCCACATGGTATCAAGTTCTTTCATAATCTCTTTCATTTATTATACTCCAAAATATCTAAAGCGACTTCTAATAAAACCCCGCGGCCGCCACCGGCTTCTGTAACAACATCGGCTAATTTTCGTGCGTGTTGTGTACTATCAGCTGGGGCGTAACCGCGTTCGACGGCTTCGAGACAAGGGGCATCATAATAGCCATCACCGACAAACGCAGTGCCTTCGAAACCGTGTGTATTATTTATGAATGCAAACCGTTCGGCTTCTGAAACAAGCTGAAGGTCAACACCCATATCTTTACATCTTTTCTTTGTAATTGGAAATCCACGTTTGTCACCAGATATTGCGAATACTTCAATACCGCTAGCACGTAGCATCTTGATTCCGTCAGAATCGTGTGGGCCAAACTTTTTATATACTTTACCTTCTTCACTATAGAAGAAGCCACCGTCAGTTATAACACCATCACAGTCGGTTACCAATCGCTTTATCATATTGTAATCTCCATTCATCGTATTCATCTTCAAGATTAACCCACTGCATTTTTGTATATTGCGTTTTCGTAGAAAATCGTCTATCCCATATTATCCACATATAGGCAATCATCCCTCCTATTTGATCCTTCTTTTCAATAGGTTCAACAAGGCCAGAATTAAATTTAGCGCGATCTGATAAAAATATTATATCACTTGGTGGGTTATTTGTAAATAGTTTTTTTCTCTTTTTTCCTTCAAGAAACGTTAAGCGAAGAAACATTGCAGTATAACTGTATTCATCAATCCACTTTTCAGCCAACTTACGAGGCAGGTCCTTATGATACGGTGGATTAGTTACTACACCTTCGGCAAAGTCTTGCTTTGGAGTCTCAAGAGCGTCGTGTGATGTATTTATGCTACATAGAGAGTCTTCGTATTCGTGTAGGTCATGACTTAAAACATTATGACCATTTCGAGCAAGTTCAACAGAAATGTTACCCTTTCCTGCGCAGGGTTCAAAAATGTTTTGCGGTGGTCTATTATATTTGCATAACACGTGGGTAGCGAGCGGAGGAGTTGGGTAGAAATCGTTTTTCTTACGATTTGGGTCGTTCTTTTTTACGCCAACGTATATATCGCTAAGACTACTTGCCATTAATTAAACTTCCAAAACAGTAACTTGCACGCCGCTTTCTTTAAACATTGGCAAACTTTGTTGTTCCCATACTTCTTGCCAATTACCTTTATCAGTTTTATCTGTTGGTATTACTACACGTTTGACACCAGCTTGAATGACGCACTTAGAACATGAAGGGCAAACTGGCAATCCATAAACGTACAAAGTTGCATCTTTAAGACTTACACCTGAATACAAAGCATTCATAAGAGCATTCATTTCAGCATGAACAATACGTGGATATTTTTCATCTTTATTATTCAGACGTTCTTCAGTATCAGCAATACCTTTTGGAAAACCATTATAACCAGTAGCAAGAATACGGCGTTCATCATTTACAGCCACTGCGCCAATTTTACTTGAAGGATCTTTACTCCAAGTAGAAATCATTTTAGCCATATCCATAAAACGGTTATCCCATTTGGGATAGTGGTTTTCCCATGTTTCAATCATTTGTCTTTCCTCTCGAGTCTTACGTAAAATATAATTGTGGTATAGTTCTTGATTAGACATTTATATTTTCATTCACCCAGTCTTCTTCACCAACATAAGTAGAGCATTTATTCAACTTATCTTGTACATAAAAGAGAACACGATACAAATCTTGCTTACAACCAAAAGTCGTAAATCCATCCATACGAGGATCACTTTCAGCAAAAGCAATCTTATCAATTTCATGCTTGACGGTATCAAGCGACCAATCTTTAATCATCTATCTTACTCCATTTAAATCCATTTTGTTACTTTACCAAGTGGAAGTGGCGTTCGTATACATGTAAATTCATGCATTGCCACGTAAGCATACCTTTATCAATAGTAAAGTGTTTATTGCCAGGAAGTTTACATTGTTCATTCCATTGAGTAACAAACTTATCCATAAGATATTGAGCCCAAGCATAGTCGTTTTTATAGCCAAAGATTGCGTCGTTAGAACGCATTTGTGACACCATCATCAGAATGCCATCGCGGATATAAAACGTTTGTGCATTGGTACAAATAAAGTCAGACTTACCACCTTCATCAAACTCAACCCAAATAGATGGACGATTGTAAATCATTTGAGCACGACGGCTATCAGGGTTACGCCATAATTCATCAAAAGCATTTTGAAATTGGTTATGATATTTTTTAGAAAATACTAAATGACCATAATTGGAATTAATGTTACCGTGTGGATCTGCCGAATATTGCCATGCTGCAGGAGCAGGTTTGGAAGGTCCATAGATATCATTAATGTTTGTTGATTGCGACTCATACCAAGCAAGCTCAGAGTTAATATAAGCTTGACTTGGTTCGCCAAAGATTGCCGGCTCAGTTGCAAGAAAGTTTGCACCGACTAATTCAATAGTCCTTTGGCCTGTCTTGTCAATTGTAAACGCTTCATCAGCCAACTCGCCTTTAAAGAACTCGCGGATATCATGTACACTATCTATTCTCATGCTGCGTGCCTTCCATAGTTTGTATATTTTGAAACATCATATTCTTTGAATTTTGAAAACCAATGATCGTTCTCAAATTGAAATACTAATTCGAGTTTTTCAATTGGCCAAAGTGTAGTAAGTCTTTTATCATGTGTATTTACGTGAAAGCGCCAAATGTTTCTATATTGTACTTCAGGTGCTTTCCAAATTTTTATTACTCTATCGTTTCCTCTTACTGGATTTTGAACGAAAAGTAATTGTTCTGCATATATTGCTTTTGGTAACTGATTTCTATATAATTGACCATAATTGTTAGTAACTGGAATGGTAAAAGCGTTTTCTTGAAAAAGAGGAGTTTGGGTTTTGATCTCAGTTTTTACTTCATCAATCCAACAATCTTTTTCTTCATCATATGGATTTGGAGACATTTTAACTACATGACCCGTTTCAGTATAGACTGTATCAATGATTTCTTCGCCAA